TGCTTTATACTTTTTGAACCCAAACATCGGGACCAAACGAACAACTAACTCACCCCAGTAGTAGTTAGTTTCGTAGTCGAAGATCTCAGGGAACATGATAGTTTTTTGAGCGATGAGATAACAATACCCCCAAACGGAACGAACCGCAAGGGGGTATGTGCCACTTCTCAAACTGGCATACTAATACTTTACTTCGTACTCTTTGATGCTAGTGTGAACTTCCTCATCACCTTCAAGAGATAGAATATCTTTCCAGTTAAGATCTTCTAACTCTAAATCATCATAACACATGATGTCTAGTGTTATAGTAACTAGGCGCTTGTTATGTGTTAACATGTGCTAGATGTGTAAGGTGTACATGTAATCTAGATGTGTGTATCTAGATTATATCATGCATAATGACGATACGCAAGTGTGTCATAATCTTGTGCATCTCGTGTGTATTCCTCGTCGAGATCTAGTGCATCTAGTTGAGCATGATGCTCGTAGTACGCATCCTCGTCGAGATTATAATCTTGCGCGAAAGTATAGTCGAGATCGTAGTCGTCGTACATAAGCTCGTCGAGATCTGTGAACGCATGTATATTGTAGCATAAAGCTCGACGAGATTCAACTAGATGTTGTGTCAGTCTCGTCGAGATTCATAACCATTATTTATAAGACTCGTCGAGATAATGTGTGGGTCTCATAATATTTGTGTGGGTCTCGACTAGATTTTGCGGGCGGCAGACTTGACAAACTGCGCGTCTTATGATACGCTCGCTAAACTTGCATAAGGAGGAGACCTTTATAAGGTTTTAGTGGGGTTTTAGTGGGGTTTTAGTGAGGTTTTAAGAGAGTATTAGGATACGAATTCTTATCATTATCCAGTCTTATTATGAATACTTATTGAGACAAATAAGAAACACATTTATATTAAAAAACATATTTAATTAATAAAAAACCCCTAAAATGGGGTTAAAAAGAGTATAAAACTGTTTTTTTCAGGGTATCTTAGGTGGTGTTCTACCTGTCTCTCTACTATATCTTGTTTGGTTCATTACACTGTATAACTTCTCCCCTGGTCCTCTTGTATCTACATGAGGTAAAGACTGTAAGTCAGGTCCTAATACTGTAGTCTTCATAGGAACTATTTGTGCCAACTTTAACTTCTTATTCAATGCATCCTTTACTGGATCTTTTGGTAGATAGTTATCTGGGTTATTTCTTTGATCATACTGATATTTTAACTTCTTGTCTCTATGCTTATTAACTTCTAAGATAAACTCTTGATAGTTCATAATGTTGTTCCTCCTCCTAATAAGTCTTTAATAGGCATACCTGGGTATTGGAACTCTTTATTCTTCCACACTGGTTTATCCTTCTTCTTAGGTAGTTGAGTAGGTACTACTGGAGTATTATGATAGATACCTTTCTTTGGTAATACTTCTCTATAAGGGAACTCTTTACCATCATCCTTTGCTGACCTTGTAATAGTCTGTATTTCTACTGGTTTAGGTTTAACATGAGTCTGTTGTTCTGCCTTTGAGTATGCTTCTGGGATGTTATTTCTTTCTGCTGCCTTTCTCATCCTCTCACGCATTGATACTTGTTGTTGTCTCTTACGTTCTGCCTTAATACGCTCTTGTCTTGTTCGTGCTTCCTTCTTCAATAGTTCTGGGTTCTCTCTACGTTGCTTAGCATATTCGGCATCACGAATACCTTGTAATACCTCATCTGCCTTTTGCCCTAACTCAGATGATGAACTTGATTGTGATGCTGGTTTAGACCTTGCTGCTTCTCTATCCTGCTCCCTCTCTTGTCTCTTCAATTCTTTCATTCGCCTATTATAAGCATCATTCGAACTTAGGCGACCACGTTGTACATTAGGAGTTCTTGGAGTTGCTGTACCTCCCTGCCCATAGTCTACGGGTTGTGACCTTCCACCCTCACCTTGCTTTCTTGCCTGATAAACACCCTTCAAATAATTAGCACCAGCACCAGCAGCAAATGTAAGTGCAGGTAATACTAATGGTGCTGCTAATAATGCAGGTGCTACCTCATTCAGGTCTTTTTGAAACTCTTGGAATGTCTTCACCGCTATGATGGATTACTTCTCATCATATTTATTTGCTCGGGTTTTGATGTAAATCAGTTCATGATAATACTCTGGGAAACACAATACCAAAGTATGAGTCTTTTCATGAATAGGGCAGTTGGCAATATCATCCTCATCCTTACACTTCACTCCCGTCTCAATAGTAATATAATACTCAGACTTAAAATAAACCCAACCCTCCACTGGAAATGGACTCTTATTCCATTTCACATAGTCATCAACTTGAGGAGTGTAAGAAGGCATATTCCAGGGGGTTGAGTTTAAGTTGCATGGCAGAATAGGGAGTGGTTGAACTTATATCAACCTCCTCTCCTATTTGCTTTGAGTTGATTGGTGCGTGGTAGGTGTTTGTTTTGGTGTTGTAGTATCCCCAGATACAATGAGATTCAGTGTAACCATTGAAAGTAAACCCACGCTCAAAAACAGTCCAAATTGATATAATGTTACGTTTCGGTTGAAGCGTTGCATAGCGATAACCCTTCGGTGCAATGTGGGGAAAGTCATTAGGTAACTCACACATCAGGAACAGCACGCAAACGGTTAGGGTTATATCCGTCTGCTAATAATCTATCCAACGTTACCTTTGCTTGTTCCTTTGTCAGACCTTTGTAGTCCTCAACTAACTCCCAACCTACTGTGTCCAGTTCTTCAATACGATACAGTTTTTCCATAACTCCTCAGGTGGTAAATGCCTCAATAACTCCTGACTCATACTCATCAGATAACTTAAACTTCTGTGCCTTTACAACACTTGGCATAATGAGATGGTTATATTCATCATCAAAACCTTCTTCATCAGCAAGTAGTTGAAATGCTTCCGTATCGTTCTCTGCAATGAGGTTCACAACTCCACCATACTCAGATGATGGAAACGGAACCCAATAGTCAACAATATAAAGACTTTTCATTGGTGTGTGTAAATTACTCCTCAATTGTAGTGTAATAATTCGTGTTTGTCAAGCAGTTATACTGTCGCTTTAACTCATACTTGATACCATACAACTTACCACACATGTAGTTCTCATATGCATTTCCTTTCAATAGACTCAGTAGGTTCTCAACTTGCATTTGTGCCAAGATAATCTTTTCCTTCTCAGTCATGTGGTAGAAACTCCTCCATCAAATAGTCAACAGTAACCTCCATCTTCGCAGCACTACTCTCTAAAAACTCATCCATAAGTTCAGGTGCATCCTCTTGCATCACTGCTAAAGTCTGATACCACAGTTTAGTAGGAAGGGATGACATCGTTTCGGAGTCCTGTTTCTGTTCGGTCAAGAGTTTCCCATACTGAGTGGAGTTTGTCGTACAATGCTGTTGCGGATCCATACTCTCTTGCAATGCGATGTTCATCAATGTTTTCTAATAACTGTAAGGCAGATAGAATAACTCCTATCTCATGCACATTTAAGTTGACACTGACATCTCCTTTCTTCATACATCCTCCATAAGAACTACTCCATTATATCATATTAGCAAAGTTTGGCACCCACCAGACTTGACATTCTTCACCATCAAACCATTCACTAAACTCCTCAAAGACTGCACGACAGTTATCCTCTTCGTCCGCTTCTGCAAAACATTCACACAGTCCCCACATATCATCACTGATACTATCAATGAGTTCCATGCGGTCGTCCATCGTCATCTCAGAGTTGTTCATGTCAGTAAGTTAGTGAAGAGGACAGTTTTTCGTGAATTGAAACTAAGTCAAAGACATGATGTTCTGACTCAGATAAGTCTTGCGACTCAAGAAGTTGCAGGAGAATCTTTATCTCCTTCTGAGAAAGTTCTAGCATTTCCATCACTCAACAGGCATCAAAGACTCTAGCACTTCCTCATCATAGAGGTCAATAACCTCTTCCTTAATATCATCCTCACCCCAGTCTTTAATACCGTCCATGATACTGTCAAATGCAAACTGCACTAAACTATCCATATCCATACCGTCAATGATCATGTTAGTGTAGTTCTCTTTCAGTTGGAGAAGTTCGGAGTCGTTCATGATGTTAGGGTCAGTAGGAAATGAAACGAAAGACATCAGTAGTCGTAGTTAGCGTTCAGATACTCATTGACATCAAACTTGTTCTCATCATCTAAGTCCTGCATTTCAGGAATGTCATAGATCTCACCAGGAGCGTCTGCAATGTCAAAAAAGTCGTTCATGGGTGGTTGTCTCAACTGAAGTTAGTATAGGGCAAAAAGCGGTCAGCGGAGGTCACCGTGGACCACTACGTCAGCTGGCACACGGGAGATGGTGTAGCGACTGATCTTCTGGGAGAACGGACGCCATGCCTCCACTGCCTCGTTCACCATGCGGTTATGCTGACGATCGGCACCCTTGGCAGTGCTGCAACGCTTGCACTTGCGGAAGTAGATGATGGGGTGCTCGGGAGACTCAAAGGTGTCGATCTCAACCTTGTAAAAGACGTGAGTGGCGCTCATGGGGTCGTTCCCTTGACTACCTTAGTAGTATAAGGGCAGAGTGGGGGCAGAGTCAGGGGCAGTGTGCCACCTTCTCAACTGGCACCAAAGCGGGTGTTCTGGAAGTTGGCGCGACTGAACCCCTCCCGATAGACTAACTTGAACATGCCAAACTCATTGGCATAAACATAACCCTCAGCATCAACTTTGTCGAAACCTAGGTAAGCAGTGGGTCCATTGTTGCGACAAATACTCAAACAGTCCTCCTTAATAGCCTTGACAAGTTTCCACAAACGAATTAGGTTGCGGTCGCAGTCGCAGGCGAGCACCAGTGCCTCCTCGTCCAGTTCGGCACCGATTTTTATGAAAGTGTTAAACACCTTCTTCATTTTCTTCGCTTTCTTATCATCAACAAACTCACACATTGTTGCCATCTGCTTGGCAAACATCACAACATCCATTACATCATCAAACTTGTCAGAACCATATGCAATCCATGCCTGAGGTTTGACAAACTTACAATGGAAAGTATCCGTCAAACTAAAGTTCAACGGTTGTGGAACTGCATTGCGAAGATCATCCTGAACGTCGTAATATGTGTGTGGTGCAATGATAATGTTCTCAGTTACTACCTTGGAGAAAGTATAGGTAATAGTATTGGGAGTATATTCATCCTTACCACCTACACCGATAAAGTCACCTTGAATAACCCAAGGTGTGCGTGGCAGGTTATCAAAACACTCATGCAAAATCTCTGCTACTACACCCTGATGGTTTGCATCAATATCCTCATGCGACTCATTTATCTTTATCTTTACCTTATTGAATACACTCTTTGTGCCTACAAAGAAGTTACCAGTTGCAGGGTTACGTCCCCACACAATAGCAGGAGCACCATCAAACTTAAGACTCAACTTACCATCAGTGACAAACCAGTTAAGTGCAGAAAGATCACCAGTAAGGATGGTATCTTCGGGGTGTTCGATGTGAGTGTTTTGCATCAGTTTCAGGCGTTGATAGAGAAGAACATGTGGTCAGAGTCTAACACATCACAGGCAGGACCTGTCCAACCGATAGAACGAATGTCAGTATATTCGTCACTATCTGATAGCATAACCGTTGCAGTCTGGTCCAGGTAATGCTCAGGC